GAGTTGATATGGTCCGCCATTGTATAGCCACTCGTCCAGTGTGCCGGCTTCCCATATAGGATAAAAATGTAGTCCGATTGCATTAGAGGAGGGGACGATAGCTCCTGATATAATATTGTTTCCGTATAATAACGAGCCGGAAACAGGCTCACGTATGCCGTCTATGTCTACAGGCGGTGCTGCGATGAAGGCGAGTATAAAACAAGTTGTTGCTGCTAATAAGCAAGGGATCATCAAGACACCAAACCAGCCTACATATAGGCGGTTCTCTGTGCTTGTAACCCACTGACAAAATCTTTCCCAGTTGCTAGTGCTACTACCTCTTGTTACAGAGATAGCTGCCATTAGAATACTCCGGGTATGATTTGTCCTGTTGTAGCATAAGCTCCTACAGCTGCTACGAATCCGAGCATTGCTGCCCAGCCATTAAATCTTTCTGCTTCTGGTGACATTAGTTTTCGTTGTGGTAATAGTTGAATGGGTGGTTCGTTTGGGTAGATGTTTTCTCTACCATCAGTATCGGTAGTTATCATTTTTTCTTTCTCTTTGGAAAGCCTGCTTGCATATTTTTGTAAGCTTTCGCAGTAATTGTTGATTTTGATTTTGGTCTGCTAATACCTTTCTTCTTACGAGCATTGATATTAGCGTACAAGCCTCTCTTAGCCATTAGCGTTTTTTGCCTCCGTGTTTGCAGCCACACTTGCTGCTCTTTTTGGTTTTCTTTTTGTATGCCATTAGCATTTCCATCTTCGCATAGCAAGTGCCTTACGTGTAGGCTTGCCGTTTTTTCTCATAGGACCTTTCATACCTCTAAAGCGGGCACAAAAAGAACGTTTGCGTGGACCTCCTCCGGGCTGTGGAGCCTTGAGGTTAGAGCCGGTAGCTGCGTTGTACTTCCTTCTACCGGCTGCTGTTAGACCTCCCTTACGGCTTTTGTGTTTGCCGATTTTAAGGGAGACATTTCTTTTACGTACTCTTTTACGTGCCATTATACTTCATCTAGATCAAGTAGGTCATTTAAAATATCAAATCCTTCTCCATCTTGTCCTCTTCTGAGATCTTTAAATGATTCGGTTAGAGGCATGTTTTGACTATCTCTTACAAAGTCTTCGTAAGCTCTTTGTATATTTCTTTTTTTCTTACCCTTAGCAATCAACATATTGTCGTTGCCTTTAGTTATCTTTGGTAGCTCAGGACCACCGGGTGTTATCTTAATAGGACCAAGATTAAATTTATCTTTTCTAAACTTGTTCATTCTATCGAGTGCACCGGGAAAGACTTTCTCAAGACCATCTACTTGCTTCTTAGTAAAAGATGCTGTCTTCTGATCTAGCTGTCTTTGTACAAAAGGGAAGATAAAGAACATCTGTCCGCTATCTTCAACACCAAACATAGGCTGACCACGATAATCTTCTGGATCATCTGTGGTAGATGGAGCTCTGAATTGTCGATAAGGTGCACTCTCTCCGGGTTGATTTAGATTGGAGGATGCCATATCTGTTTCTCGATCTCGAATAGTCAGAGCTGGATTTATATACTGGTTAGGTAAGTATCGCATCTCATTTACTTCTTCTTCTTAAGGATTTTCTTTTGTACTGATGTAGGTAGCTTAGACAAACCTTTATTAGCTGTCTTCTTCTTTGGTCTACCTTTTTTTGAACCATAAGTTCCGGGTCCCATTGGCATTTTTTTTCTCCTAAAATTTAACGTTTGGTGATCTTTCAAGTTTATCCATGATATCTTTACGATATGCTGGATCGTTGTCGTAACGTGGATCGCCCATAGCTGCTACAACTTCTGCTTGGCTACGGAACTGATCTGTATTTTGTTTTGGTGCTTTACCTTGTATCATGTTACCGTCATATCCGATTGCATTTTGGTATGCGTATCCTAATGATCTAACAGCAAAGAACGCTGCTAAAGGATCACCAGTTTGCATAACCTGATCGAACATATCTATCTCTTGTTTGTTCAGATTACCTTGTGCCCACTCAAGCATCTGTGAATACTGCTGATCGCCACCTACAATACCTTTTAACTCTCCTACTTCTTGTTCAGTAAAGTCACGTGTTTGTTGCGATCCCTCTTCTACACCTTGTCTGTAGTCAAGATACATATTAGCTAGTTCAGTAGAACTCATCTTGCTAATCTCTTCTGTTAGTTCTGGACTAAATTCTTCTTGTTTAGTTGACTCATCCCAGATACGATCTAAAATACTAGGCTCTGCCTGCTCTTCTTCAGGCTGATCTTCTGTAGCTTCAGGAGCTTCCTGTGTCTGCTCAGTCTGACCTAGCTTCTTTTGTAACTCAAGATATCCTTGCTCTAATTCTTGTGCATTTTTGTATTTACCGGCTAGTAAATTATCCTGAGCTTCTTGCATTTGCTCTCCAACTTTTAGAGAGTCTTGCTCCTCCGCAGAGAGACTGTCAATGCTAGTCGTCTCTACGTTAGATTCCATTGTTAATGTTTCTGCCATTATAGTTGTTCTGGTGGTAGTGGATCTTCTGTTTGTTGTGCAAGTTGTGGGTTCTTACTAGGATCTGCTACTGGTGTTTTTAATAAAGCTGGTACTTGTCTCACAGCTTCCAACTCAGCTTCTTGTGCCTGAGCTTGTTGCTGTTCTTGCTGTCTTTCTTCCATAGACTTAACAAGATTAAGTACGTCTATACCCTGTGCAGCTGCTAGTCTCTTCACAACCTCTTCGGGATTGATGTATTGTTGTATAGCTTCTGGACCCATTGTCTGTGCAATAGTCTGTAGGAAGCCACCCAATGCTTGTACATCTTGTCCTCTGCCAAGTGCATTAATACCAGCTACGATGATAGGCTTGACCATACCCTTAGGTATGCGTGGTATCTCACCTGTCTTCTGGAATACACTGAGCTTTCTGTTTAAGTATGGTACTAAGAACTCAACTGTAAGCAGTCCAAAAAGACCTCCAAGCTGTTGCTCTAGTTCCATCTGTGTCATGCGTACCTCTTCAGCTGTGGTTCTCTCTGACTGCCGAACGGACAGGATCAGGAACGCTTCGTTCAACCGCTTCTCGAGTGTCTGCATGTGCTGCAATGCCGTAGCAAAGTCAGCTGTTTTACCGACTTGTATTACACCTATGTCGTCAGGTCTACCCTGTACAATAGCACCGTTGCCAGCTGCTGCTAGTGTCTGTGGTTTGGTTGTAGATGATGGTGATACAGTAAATACAACTTTAGCTGCTGCTGCACTACCTTCTACAATAGCCTGTGACAATGCTTCGAGAGACTTAAGATCTCCGATAAACTGTCCGACTCTACCTCTACCATATGCTTCTCCGTCTACTGTATTAAATCGTAGCGGTAACCATGGTGTACTATCTACTGGTGCTTTACCTTGTGACCCGGGTATCATCTTATCATGTACCTCTTGGTTCCATACAAATCTGTTATTATCTCTTCTGACATGAGTGTATACGTCGCACTCATCTTCATCTGGATCTCCGTCTACTGGACTATCGTACATCTTTTGTGGTGCGATGTTTTCGTAGTTTGGAATTAGATCCTTATTGATTCTTTCCTTTGTGATAATTTCGATCACGTCGCCGTTGCCGTCTCGTTCTATCACGTAGCGGTTAAGAGGATATAACTTCAGACCTGTCTTGCCCATAAAGATAAGAGCATTACCACCTACAACTAGATGTTGTAATGCTTGGTGTATTACTACACGATCATCTGATGCAGCGATAGCGTCAAGAATAGTACGCTCTATCTTTGCAAACGATAAGTCAAGTTCTGATTTTATATCTGGTCCAAACTCTTCTCCCAACTGAGATTCATCTAGCTGTAGCTTGAAGAAGCTAGTCTGTGGGGGCACGAGAGATAGTGATAGCTTTGATGCTAACGCTACAACTCCTTTTGCACCCACTGATTGCCAAGGTGTCTTTAGTTGTTTCATACCTTTCGAGTACTCTTCGTGTCCTCTGATAAGATATGGTAATGTAAGTTTGGTTGCGTCTTCCGCTTCGGTCAAAAACTGGGAACGATCACTGGATAAATTATCATACCTAGATTTTGCTGTCATTGTTATACATTAAGTGATGTGATTCGCATACCTCTGCGATTCAATAAATTTCTCGGTCCACGATTGCTTACTGTTAAAGGTGCAAACAAACGTAAATTAAACTTACCTCTGCCCGGTCCAGCTGTGGAACCCGGAGCTGATGTACCTGTACCAGTATTTACATTAGAGGTTGCAATGTTGCCACCTGATCCTGTAGTGTATGTACCAAAGGCTGCATTGTATGCTTGGTTTTGTATACGTGTAAGTTGTGAGTTATCTAAACCAGTCTGTCCCATGATAGGATTGGAAGTGGTTTCAGTTGTACCACCAGTAGGTTGTTGTAATAGTTGTTGTAGTGCCTGAGACTCAACTCGTGTGTTACCACCGCCACCACGACTTCCAAGGTTAGGTGGTCGTGTAAAGTTAGCTCGTCTATCTGCTATTTCTTTAGCAGCTAACAATCTAGTTTTTGGTACAATACCGAAGGTAGCGTTTGATATAAGATTACGAGTCTGTCTTAATCTGTTCTCGATTGATCTACCATCCACAGCCATGCCTCTAGCATAAGCGTCACCACTAGCTACAGGTCCAACTCCTGTTGTAGCTCCATCAGATAGACCTCTGAACGAGTTAGGATCTAATGTTTTCTCATAAGTCTTAGCTCTCATTGAAGGAGAGTCTTTAAATTTATACGCAGCCATTGCTGCTGTATACTGCACAGCACCAGAACGTGTGTTTGGAAAGTCACTTCTCTCTGGTTTTGTTGGAGCTATAGATGTAACTGGTTTCTTATCTGCAACGGCTCCGCCAGTTACTGTACTTCTGCTTAAGCCTGCTGCATCTATTCTACTAAGTTCTTTCTTAGAATAAGAGCTAGCTTTACGAGTTCCACCAAATGTTTGTACTCTTGTTTTTTTAAACCGAGCATGGCGAGCTCTAGCTCTAGCTCTCATTCTAGATCTGCTTCTAGAGTTTCTACTTGATCTTCTAGCCATCGTCTTTACTAATACGTTTGTTATACCACTCGACCACCGAGCGTTGACCGGCTAAGTACATGACTTCGCCGATGCTTTGCTTCGGATGTGGATTAACAGGTGGGAAGTTTTCTTCTAGCTCTACTTGTATAGAACCTATGGTTGGTCCGATGATGGACTCAAGCATATTGTGGGAGGTTGGTGTTTGCATGTTCAAAGAAAGCTGGCATACGAGCTGCTTTAGTTTCTGAGAACTGTGGGGCTTTGCCCTGATACATTAACTGATCGCTCGCATCCAGCCAAAATTTTTTCGCTAAATATTTATCAGTGTGGTTCTCTCTTAAGGGTTGTAGTACCCAGTGTATAGTTGCCTTCCGAAGCTTATCCAAAGAAGTGCTAGGAACAAGACCCAGCTCAGTACATACGAGACTATTTGTCGCAACGTGTATTTGTTCATCTCTGGATATATCAGCTGATACTGTTCTGAGAGCAGCGTCACCAAGAAAGCGAAACATAGGTAGTAGAACAAAAAATATAGCTCGTTCTGCAACGAGAGCTTTGGTAATAGTGTGGTCAGGGTGTGCAATCCAAGCATCTCTTAACCTCTTCGCTTCCAATTCGGATTGTAAATCAGCACCGTGGGCGTCAACAATGAAGCCCAAAGCGAGATCATGTTTAATCTCGTCTTTAACGTTTGACTCAAGAAGTGTCCTCGCTGCTTCCGGGACTTCTTTCTCCAAGCCTTGAGAAATAAATTCTCCAACTGGTAGCTCCATATGACGTATTGCGAGTGCACGTTTGATGGTTTCTTCAGCACCTTCTTTCAATACTCCTTTAGTAGGTTGGACTGGTGTCCATGTTCTTTTTCTATTTTGTAATTTTATGTAGGGGTTCATTGTTGGCAGTCACATGTAATTTCATTTGTATTCTTTTCTAATTCTACAATGCTTGCCAAGTAATCTTGTACGTCAGTATCACCTAACGCTGCGTAAGCATCAGATTTATCTTGAACGTCTCCCATTACTTGAAGGCTGTAGTACAACGAGGTTTGTGAGCTTCCTAGCCACTCCTCTATAAATGCTTCATTATATACAACTACATCGCTCCAACTATTGAAGCTGTAGCCATGAAGCAAACCTGTCCTATCGAGCATCGTCATGATTTCGTCTGCTACACGCTTGTATGCGTCCCATCCTACTTCACTTGCTATCTCAACGTCTCCATAGTTGACTCTTTCTACTCCGAACTCGCCGGAATCTCTGTCAACCATTCTTGCTATTGGTGGTGCTATCTCGGGTGTGCATGTAAAGCCGTCTAGGTCTCTACTGCGATAGCTACAGCTGGCAGTGGGTGCAATAGCAAACGCCCTTACCATATTGTTATTATGTGCTACTTGAGCCGCCTCAAAAATCGCTCTGTCCAACGCAACGGCTGCCATCCCTGCTTCGTTACTGGCGGAGTAACCAAGGTTAACCTTTCTAAGTGCTTCACCGAAGTCTTCGTAGCTGATGTTGTATCTTCTGAGGAAGTTGGCAAGACCGAGCACTCCGAGCCCAACCTGTCTGTCCACTTCTGGGGTAAGGTACTCTCCAGATTCTCCAACACCTGTCCGGCCATGGAGATCACACAACTCGGACATGCCTGATACGAAAGCCTCTTGTAGGTTGTCGAGTGTACAGGCA